AGAATGCCTTCTCCAGGTGGTCTTCCAGGATTATTAGGCGAATGAACAATTTAAACAATATACGAGATTACCTAAAAGTATTTAATAATATAGACAAAAAACCTGAACCACGGTTCATGGCCCAGGGTGGAAGACTCGGGTATAAACCTGGCGGTATTGTAGAACCGGGTGTCACGCATTATGCGCAAAAAGACCCTTATCCAAAAAAGAAAGGATTTGTTTGGGATTTAGATAAAAAAGAATTTAGAAAACCTAAAAAAAGAACAGGAAGACCGGTTACTTCTCCCTTTGTTAGCGAAGCTTCTAACATTGTACAAGCATATAAGGATTATGTAATAGATGCTTTTAATAAAGGTGATATGTCCGCAACTAAACCATTTAATGGTTGGATTAATTCTGAATATCCTGAAAAATCAGGAAGCGTTAAAGATGCAGTATATAAACAAAAACTTCAGCCAGAGAAATTTGAGATTCAAAAGAAAAAAGAGCTTATAAAAAAATTAATTAGTGAAGCGAATGCTGGTGAAAAATTTGTTGAAATACAGGCGATTTCTAAAAAGATTTCTAATCGAAAATCGTTTAAAGATATAGAATGGGTCAATAAAAAAGACATAGTTGACTATGAAGGTAATTCTTTACAAACAAGAGAACAAAAGGTCTCTAAAGTTTTTGACAACATTAGGAACGAAGATTCTTTATTGTCCTTATCCAAAAAACCGGCAGCCGGTTTAAAACATAATGGCATATTTACTCAATTGATTGGAGAAAGATCCGGAGTTAATACGGCTTGGGTCATAAGGAGAGGGCTCGACCAAAATGCTTGGTACAAGGACAACGTAAAATCGATGAAATATTTAAGAGGTTACCATGCTGAGGATTTCATTGATATGCCTTTCAGTGAAGCTTTTGAATTTGCAGACGAGAGAGTAGGACATCGCGTAAACTATAAAGGACGTAGCAAACTTAGAATGTTTAAAGATCCAAATCATAATATCATGGGCTGGGCTTTAAGACATTGGGACGGAAATAATTTTGCAGGTAAAAAAACTTTAAAACAGGGCAATCGAATTCAATTTTTCGATAAAAAAGGGAATCCTATCGCGTGGGAAAAAGATTTAAAATTAAATATGGGGGATGTATCTTTTACTTATGATGGCAAACCTATGGAGTGGAATCTAAAGACCTTAAAAACTAAGGGTCCAAAATCAGGTTTATTTAATGAAGCGTACGATGCTACTAAAAATTATTTTACAACGATGAATAAAGAAGTTCTTTATAAAGGAAAGACAATGCCTTTTGGCGATTTAATGAAAAAAATATACGGTGATAGGCCAATATCTATTGGTCATGAAGGAATAGGCGGCGTTAGAGGAGAACCATTTAAAAAATTTAAAATCATGACTCAAAGCATGAACTCTGCTTTAGGCAGTGTAATGAAATCTATTCCTCAAAAAAGTTTGAGAAAGAAAATGATTACTGAAATTTTTGGTGACCTAAAAAGTTTAAAAGGACAAGCCTGGACAGATGCAATGGTCAATTTAGAGGTAAAGAAAGCAGGACAAACTATAAAAGGAGGATTAACACCCTATGTACAAGCGGCAAAAAATATTTTTGAACGAGAAGGACCGAAGTTACCTAAGCCAGCCGTCCAAAAGCTGACACAGATTTTAAAAAGAGGTGACCCTTTACACACAGAATTAATGAAATATTGCCCTAGGGGAAAACAACTTGCAAAAGCAGGAGGAGGTCGAATCGGTTTTTCTGGAAATTGTTCCATTGATGAAGCAGCTACTGGATTAAAGAATGAACTTTCAAAAGTAAAAAACCCTGCGCAGTTAGGAAAGTTTGGAAAAATTGGAAGACTTGCTGGAGGATTTGTTGGTTGGGTAGATGCACCTATAGAAATACTTTTTGCTTTACCTGGATTGTTAAAAGGAGACAAAAATGAAGCATTAAGAAATACTACATTTGGTTTATTTAACTTAGGTAAAACTGAACTGGAACAATTAGAACCTGGAACAGCTTTATATAACACAGCAAAAAATATTAAAGATGTTCAAGATTATACAAATAATTTATTTCAAGCTAAAGAGTTAGAAGCGTATACCACAAAATTAGAAGGCATGCTAAAAAAATACCCCAACGATCCAGCTATTGAAAATGATCTAGCGCAAACTAATTTACAAAAACAAAAAATTATAGACGACACAAAAACAATTATAAAAGATTTTAGACCTGTTGCCCTTGACGAAAGAACACAAGCAAGAAAAGAATTAAGAGCACAAGAAATAGCTTCAGCAAAAGAAGGGTTTGACATTACAGGTGTTCCCTTTGTAGGCGACGTTAAAATTGCTCCTTATGGAAAACCAAAAGATTTAAGTAATATAAAGGATTACATTGAAAATAAAGGAGACCCTTATTATGGAGCAATACGAGTGGCTGATGAAAACTTGGGAGGTGTTATGGGCTATGATGCAAATGCTAAAGACATTAGAGATAGATACACTGATCTTCCTCTTGAATTAGCTTCTCAATATGGAACGTTTGAAAAAAAAGAAGCAGATGAATTAGCAAGATTAAAAAAAGAAAAAGAACTATTAAGATATTCTGCAATTCCTTTCGCTGAGTATGGACCAAGTATACTAAGAGGAGCACCAAAATTTCTAGGTTTCAATCAAGGCGGCCGTGTACCTTTTGGAAAAGGAAAACTTGCTATAGAAGGCATCGACAAAGGTCGAAGAGCCTTTATGAAATGGCTCGCTGGAATTACCGGCGCTGGAGTTGCAGCAGGAACAGGAATTCTTAAATTAGGTACTAAAGCCGCACCCAAAGTTATTAAAGAAGCTGAAGTGATTACAAGAGGAGCCGATGGCATGCCTAAATATATTTATGACTTAATCGAAGTGGTCAAAGCTAAAGGAGCCAAAGATATTGTAGAAGGATTAAAGAAAAGTGATTACAGCGCCGTGCACTCTTACAAAGGAGTGGACGTGATAGAAGATGGAGCTGGAAATATTAAAATTAAAAGCGATCGTGGAGGAGTGGCTACCGATCCCTACACAGGGAAAACTCATGAGGGAATAGCTCAAGAACATCATATGCAAATTGAGAAAGGTGAATATGTGCGATCTGCAGATGAAGCTGCAGAAGGAACCATTAAAACTCCTGACGAATATATAGAAGGAACCGTGCGTCCTGATATGGATGGTAAAATGAAAGATTTTGAGGAAGGTCTTGATGAAGATGTTCACAAGTTCTTTAAAAAGATTGCCGATGAGATTGATGATGGTTATATGACAGGCTACACTAAGATTAAACCTGGTAAAGCCTCAGGTGGCCGTGTATCTTATTTTGATGGTGGAATTGTGAGTTTAAAAAAGAAATGGTAAAAGAAAATCCAACGCTTGTAAAAAACATGAAACATGTTAAATGGAAAGCAATACCCCCTTTGAAAGGACCTAATCCTCAGGGGTTGATTAAAGATAAAAAACAAGATAAACCAATACAGGAGAAAAAATATGGCAGATATTGATAAAGGTCTCCCTAACGTTAAACGACCCGAAGAAGAAGTTGTAGATCAGGTTGTTAATCTTACGGAAGAAACACCCAAAGGACCAGTAGAAATTACCGAAGACGAAACAGGTGCAACGATTGATTTTGATCCGAACGCCGTAACGATGCCAGAAGGTGGCGATCCTTTTGCCAATCTTAATGATTTATTACCCGCAGACATCACAGATAAAATTGGAAATCAATTACAAAACGATTACAGAGAATATAAATTTTCCCGTGGAGATTGGGAAAGAGCTTATATTGTAGGTTTAGATCTTTTAGGATTTAAATACGATAACAGAACTCAACCTTTTCAAGGAGCTAGTGGTGCAACTCACCCAGTGCTTGCGGAAGCCGTTACACAATTTCAAGCTTTAGCTTATAAAGAATTATTACCCGCAGATGGACCAGTAAGAACCATGGTCATGGGTGCGTCGAACCCGATGAAAGAACAACAGTCTCAAAGAGTGAAAAATTTCATGAACTATCAATTGATGGATCAAATGAAAGAATATGAGCCTGAGTTTGATCAAATGTTATTTTATTTACCTTTATCAGGTTCTACATTTAAAAAAGTTTATTATGACGACTTACTGGGACGAGCTGTATCGAAGTTTGTTCCTGCAGATGATCTCGTTGTTCCGTATACGGCTACCTCATTAGACGATGCGGAAGCGGTCATCCATGTATTAAAAATTTCCGAAAATGACTTGCGTAAGCAACAAGTCGCGGGATTTTATTCCGATATTGAACTCACTAAACCTCAAGGTACTATTACTAATGATCTTAAAGAAAAAGAGAGAGAAGTAGAAGGAATTACCAAATCCCAAAGAGTCGAACCTATGTATACCGTTCTAGAATGCCACGTTAATCTAGATCTAGAAGGATTCGAAGATGTTGGTCCCGACGGAGAACCAACCGGAATAAAATTACCTTACATCGTAACCATCGAGGAAGGTAGTAGGAAAGTTTTGTCGATTAGACGAAACTTTGCGCCCAATGATCCAAAAAAACTTAAAATCCAATATTTTGTCCATTTCAAATTTCTGCCTGGACTAGGATTTTATGGTCTTGGACTCATTCACATGATTGGCGGTTTGAGCAGAACTGCAACGGCTGCTCTCCGCCAATTACTAGACGCAGGTACACTATCCAACCTGCCAGCAGGATTTAAACAAAGAGGTGTCAGAGTAAAAGATGATGCCCAAAATATACAACCCGGAGAATTTAAAGATGTAGATACTCCAGGTGGTAATCTAAAAGATGCTTTTGTATTCTTACCTTACAAAGAACCATCGCAAACGTTATTGCAATTGATGGGGATTGTAGTTCAAGCAGGACAGAGATTCGCGTCCATTGCTGACATGCAGGTCGGGGACGGGAACCAGCAGGCCGCTGTTGGTACGACCGTGGCTCTTTTAGAACGTGGTTCAAGAGTAATGTCAGCAATCCATAAACGATTGTACGTTTCCCTTAAACAAGAATTTAAATTACTGGCCAATGTTTTTAAAACCTATCTGCCGCCTGAATATCCTTATGATGTCGTGGGTGCAGCTAGAAATGTTAAACAAACCGATTTTGATGATAGAGTAGATATTTTACCGGTAGCGGATCCTAATATCTTTTCAATGTCTCAAAGAATTTCAATGGCTCAAACTCAATTACAGTTAGCTCAAACGAGTCCACAAATGCATAATATGTATATGGCGTATAGAAATATGTATACAGCGATTGGTGTTAAAGATATTGATAGAATTTTACCACCACCTCCACCGAATCAACCTAAAGATCCCGCGATCGAACACATTGATGCTTTGGGGATGAAACCGTTTCAAGCGTTTCCAGGTCAAGATCATAGAGCTCATGTAACAGCTCACTTATATTTTATGGCAACTAATTTTGTAAGAAATAATCCAAGTGTAACCGCAGCCTTAGAAAAAAATGTTTTAGAACATATTTCTTTAATGGCTCAAGAACAAGTTCAATTAGAATTTCAACAAGAATTTCAAATGTTACCTCAATTACAACAAGCCGCTACTCAGAATCCACAGGTAAGACAACAACTTCAACAAATCTCTCAAAAGATTGAGGCTAGAAAAGCCGTATTGATTGCTGATATGACTGAAGAGTTCATGAAGGAAGAAAAAACAATTACCTCTCAGTTTGATCATGATCCATTACTTAAATTAAAACAAAGAGAAGTGGATCTTAAAGCTATGGAAGAAGAACGTAAAATTAAAGAAGATCAAAACAGAATTAATCTAGATAAAACTAAATTCTTACAAGGACAACAACTGGCTGAACAAAAACTTGAACAAAACGAAGAATTAGCTAATTTAAGAGCAGATACAGCTATTGAAAAATCATTAATATCTGCAGATGTTAAGTTGACTTCAGATAAAATGAAGGCTAAAGATGTTAAAACCTTGAAAGGACCTCGAAGTTAGGGTATAAAAAATTAGGAGAAACATATGGCAAAAGAAAAACAAGCACCATTAGGAAAATCTGTAAAAATCAAAATTCCTTCTCAAAATCTAATCATAGATCCGAGAGGAAAGACGAGTATCAGAGGAAGATCAGCTAGAATTGCTACTGGTGATAAGTGTACTGTAAAAGGCACTGGAGCTGCTAGAAAACAAACCGCAACTTGGTTCTAATATGGCTTGGTTCGGCTTAGCAAAAATTGCACTACAAGCTGGAAGCAAGATATATGCCAATCGTCAGAAGACGAAAATGGCAATGTCAGATGCACAGCTTATGCATGCACAGCGTATGGCCTCGGGTGAGGAATCTTACCAGGGCAAACTTTTAGAAGCCCGGCAAAACGATTACAAGGACGAAATCGTTCTTGCGATATTAACACTCCCGATAATTGTGCTCGCTTGGTCGGTGTGGACAGAGGATCCGGCAGCGATGGAGAAGATAGAAATCTTTTTTGAGTATTTTTCAAATTTGCCAAAATGGTTCACTAATCTTTGGATTTTGGTCGTAGCGAGTGTTTTTGGAATAAAAGGAACGCAGATATTCCGAAACGGTGGAAATAAGAAATAGATTGCGTTAGTTTAATAAATACGATAGGAATTAGATATGAGAAACGATTTCGGAACAAGACCTTACAAATCTAGATTCAATGGCAAAAGAGCTAAGAAATCTATAGGCGGCAAAAGTCAGGGCTATGATGATAGACTTGATGAATCTTTAGGTGCCCGTCATGGACATAAATCACAAAGCTTTAAAGCACGAAGAGATGAATCTAAAGGCGCTGAAAAAGCAGCTGGTCACAGAGCTTATTCTGCTGTTTCAACAATGGATAAAGCGTAAGGTTTAATTATGGTAAGCATACTGGGTGCTATTCTAAAAAGCAAAAAAGTTGCTGGCGCTATTAAGAGTGTTAAACCTGGAACTAAATTTAAAGGTCAACAAACAGTTGGCGAAGTTAAACTTAAAGCTAGTCTCAAGAAACTTAAAGATGTGTCTGAAGACTACAAAGACTCTATAAGAAAATGGGGTAAAACTGTAGATAAGGCAACAGAAACAATAAAAAAAATAAAAAAATGAACCGAAGATTTAGATCACCAAACGCAGGACAAACATCTTTAACTTTACAACATAGTACAAGTCCAGGTTCAGGTTATAAACCTGCTTTAGGTCATAATAGAGATGGTTATCCTACTGGAGGAATTCCTGTTCACGGATATAGATCAGGTGGAAGAGTTGGTCTTAAAAAAGGTGGTTCTGACAAGAATTGGATTCAAAAAGCTACGGCTTCAATCAAAAAACGTAAAACTAAAGGAAAGTGTACACCGATTACAAAAAAAGGTTGCACAGGAAGAGCAAAAGCGTTAGCAAAGACATTTAAGAAGATGGCTGAGAAAAGGAAATCGTAATGGCTGAGAAAAGGAAATCTGTAATGGCTGGACAGGATCACTGGAAAAAAGTAAAAGTAAAGGAGCAAGCTAGACCAAAATCCAAAGAAAACAGAAAAAGAGTTTCTCCTATCCTAAACCGAAAATTTGAATCAAGAGCCAAGGGTGGAAGAGCCGGTTTTCAACATGGTGGACGAACAAATTTATTAGAAGAACTAGGTCGTGTCGAAGGTGAACACTCAAACAGAAATAGAAGAGCTGAAGTATCAAGAATTCATGGTGAATTAAATAAAGGCTACTCTCTTGGTGGAAGAGTTGGTGCAGCTAAAAGAGGATTCAATAAGAAAATTTTAAGAAAAGATTAATGAATATATTAAAAAAATTATGGAACTTCCTATTTGGAAGTAAAGAAGAACCAGTAGTGGAAGCTGCTGCAGAAGAAGAAAAAGAATCAGTTCAACACTGCGGATCTCATTTGAGATTTAGAAAAAATTGCCCTGACTGCTTGAGAGTAGTCGCTGCCCTATAATATGGAACCAGAACAAATCCTTTACAAACTTTTAAGAGCATTAGAGAGACGCGTCAATCAATTGGCCATCTCCGTTACGTCTGGAGGGGTTGACAATATGGAAACGTATAAGTATATAATAGGACAAATTAATGCACTGGAATCAGTGCGTCAGGAAATCTCTAACCTGCAACATGATAAGGAGCTAAATGGAAAATCAGGAACCGTTATCGACCTCAACAAAGGTCTCAAAGATCCACCTACCAAATAAAGAATTAGTAGGAATAAAAAAACCCAAAGAAATTACAAAAGAAACTACAAAATTACCTAAACCTACCGGTTGGAGAATGTTAGTTTTACCTTTCAGAATGAAAGAAAAAACTGATGCAGGAATCTTAATCGGCACAGAAACTATAGATCGGCAACAAGTGGCCTCACAATGCGGAAACGTATTGGCGATGGGAGATGCTTGTTACAAGGATAAAGAGAGATATCCCGGTGGTCCGTGGTGCAAGGTCGGTGATTGGGTGGTCTTTGCACGTTATGCAGGATCACGTATTGAAATCGAAGGAGGAGAGGTTCGTCTTCTTAATGATGACGAAATTTTAGCAACCGTACAGGATCCAACAGATATCCTGCACAAATATTAACCATAGGAGGAAACTATGCCAGAACAAGAAAAAGTAAAAGCCAGTGAAAAACTGGTGGATATAGATACATCCGGTCCGGAAAAAGAGGTAGCAGTAGAAGAAGTTAAGGAAGAAGCTGTTGTCGAAACCAAGGAAGAAACACCACGGATCACGGAGGTTGAAAAAGAAGAACCAAAAAAAGAAGAACCAAAAAAAGAAGAAGATTCTAAATTAGAGGATTACAGTAAAAGCGTTCAATCTCGAATTGCTAAACTCACACGAAAAATGAGAGAAGCAGAACGTAGAGAAGCGGCTGCAACTGAATATGCTTCATCTTTAGAACAAGCAAGAAAATTAGATCAAGATCGATTTAACAAAGTTGATTCTGCTTATACGAAAAAATTTGAGGATAGTATTAAGACCGGAATGGAATCTGCGCAAACAGAGTTAGCGCGTGCTATTGAAGCCGGCGATGCTGCTGCTCAAGTTCAAGCAAATAAAAGAATTGCTTCCCTTGCATTTGATAATGCAAAACTAGAGCAACGAAAAGAAACGGCTTCTCAAGAGAAACCCGTTCAACTTGCGGATGGTGGAAATCTACCGAAAGAGACACCACGATCGCTTCCCGCAGCAGATCCTCAAGCTGAAGATTGGGCTAGTAAAAATACATGGTTTGGTAAAGATAGAGCCATGACTTTTACTGCGTTTGAAATTCATAAGGATTTAGTAGAAAAAGAAGGTTATGATCCTAAGTCCGATGAATATTATGTAGAAATCGATAAACGAATTAAAGTTGACTTTCCGCATAAATTTGGTACTAATGAGAATAACACGTCCAAACCCGTTCAGTCGGTGGCTTCTGCGAATAGAAGCGTAAAACAAGGACGCAAAACTGTGAGACTCACTTCTTCACAGGTGCACATTGCAAAAAAATTAGGAGTGCCACTCGAAGAGTATGCAAAACAATTAAAACTCACGGAAGGAGCATAAGCATATGAAAAAAGACGAAAAAATAACTTCTCGTGCGGCTACGACTCGGACAAAAACTGAACGTCCTAAAGAGTACAAGCCCCCATCCTCTCTGGATGCACCACCAGCGCCTGACGGTTTTAGACACCGTTGGATTAGAGCTGAATCACAGGGTTTCATCGACGGTAAAAATGTTTACGGAAGATTGAGATCTGGATATGAGTTAGTGAGAGCTGACGAATACAACGATTCGGATTATCCTGTCATCACTGACGGAAAATATGCTGGAGTCATTGGAGTAGGAGGCCTATTGTTGGCTAGGATACCTGAAGAACTCGCGAAAGCACGTGTTGATTATCAGAAAAAACAAACTGACGGTCAAGACGAAGCTATAGACAACGACTTGCTGAAGGAACAACATAAGAGTATGCCGATCAATGTTGATCGACAATCTCGCGTAACCTTCGGTGGTACAAAGAAATAATTTTTATTTCTACGGCGTAATGCCTATCATCGATTTAAATTAACCTGTTTATAGGAAACTATAAACTTTAAGGAGTAATACTATGGCAAATAGAAACACTAGTGGTTTTGGTTTGATCCCTGTTGGTACAATTGGCTCAACGCCAAGTACTCAAGGACAAGGCAAATACTACATAGATGCTGCGTACGATGCTGATCTCTTCCAAGGTTCTGCAGTGCAGAGCAAAGTGGGATATATCAAAACTGCGCAAGCTGCTATTACCAATACTTGTATTGGTACGTTGAATGGTATCTTTTATAACGCTGCGACGACTTTAAAACCGACGTGGGCGAACTGGTACAATCAACCAATTACTCCAGCAAACTCTGAAGATTTAACAGCGTTTGTATTAGACAATCCGTTCCAACTTTTTGTTGGTTCAATTGATGCAGCAGCAGCGCAAGCTGTCTACGGTTATACCCTAGGGTTAACTGTAACTGCAGCTGGTTCAGAAATTTCTGGACAGTCTAGTTCAACGTTAACAGAGACATCCAAGCATATAGCCAACAATCAGTGGAGATTGTTAAGATCGGCTGAGGATCCTGAGAATAATGAAAACGCAGCGTATAGAAGCGTTATTGTTGCTCACAACCTTAACCAATACTTACAAAACATAAGTACCACACCGGCTGGAATAACTTGGCAATAGGAGCAAATAGACATGGCAATATCACGAGCACAGCTAGTTAAAGAACTAGAACCAGGCCTAAATGCACTATTTGGGCTGGAGTACAAACGGTATGAAAATCAGCATGCTGAGATTTATACTACAGAATCATCTGACAGAGCTTTCGAAGAGGAAGTAATGTTATCTGGTTTTGCAAACGCAGACGTAAAAGCAGAAGGTCAAGGCATTTCATACGATGAAGCGCAAGAAACCTACACTGCACGTTACACAATGGAAACGATCGCGCTTGCTTTCGCTATAACTGAAGAAGCTATCGAAGATAATCTCTACGATAGACTAGCTTCTAGATATACAAAAGCATTAGCAAGATCTATGTCTAACGCAAAAGAAGTTAAAGGTGCATTACCTTTGAACAATGGTCTACCTTCAGTAGCTACGTTCAAAACAGGTGACGCAATAGCATTATTCAGTACAGCACACCCGTGCTCAACTGGACCTAATGTTGCAAACACTTTATCGACTCAAGCGGACCTTAACGAAACATCATTGGAGCAGTCTTTAATAGACATCGCTGCAATGACTGA